GATCCCGCCGCCATACAGCCGATCTCGGCCGAAATCTCGTCGAACTGGAACACGATGTCGCCGCCGACATAGGTAACGAGGTCGATCCCGTTCTTGCGGAGGATCAAGGCGTCTTCCCCGCCCAATCCCCGAACCGCCTGACCCCCAAGGATCGGCTGGAAATCGGCCTGGTTAACCCCCGTCGTCCAAACCGAGGAATTGTTGAACTGGCACCATTGGGCGGTGTTCGTGTCGGTCAGCGCCATCACGAAATCGCGCACCCGGAACACGTCGTTCGCAACCGGCGCATCGGTCGGCGTCGAGACCGTCCCGGCGATAAGGTCGAGCGCGCCAATCGTCCCGCCGTTGGCGAACAGCGCATTGTCCCCGAACTGCGCGAATTGCCACCGCTGGGTCGTCGCCAGCGACGTGACCGTTGACCACGAGCCGGAGTATTTCTGCAGATCGTCGGCAGTCGCGGCGACGAGGGTCGCATTGCCGTCCGAGGCGACGAATGCACCCCCGCCAACGAACGCCCCAGAGAGCGCACTGGTCACGGCCTGGAATGCCCCGACCGGGCCATAGCCGTTCGCAATCGCGCGGACGTTGTTGGCGACAGTCAGGTGATTGGACTTGCTGGCGGCGAGGTCGGGAAGGAACTCGCCCAGCAGGACTTCGGCTAGCACCTTGCGCGCCGAACCTGCGTCTGGAGATTGGGAACCAGCGGACCGGCCCCGTAGCGGTCGTTGTTGGCGGCGCGGTTAATCCGCGCCATCACTTCGTCCAGAAGCCCCTTCCACTGTGCGGCACGGGTCGAATTATCGAGCATCTGCTCGGCGTAGAACAGCGAGCCGTAGAGGTAGGCGTCGGGGTGCTTTTCCAGCATCCAGTTCGACGGAGCGGCGTCGGTCAGCCCTTCGATCCGCGCGAAATAGTCAAGTTGGAGCTGCAGCGCATCGGCGGGCGGCGGTTCGAGCCTCAGTCCGCCGGAAACCAGCGTGTAGGCGACCGGCGTTCCCGTCGATCCGTCGAACGTCTGGCGGATCGCGGTCGGAGCAACCCCTCGCAACGGACGGTCAGGCGAGCCTTCGATGTAGATCGATCGCATCGCCAGATAATCGGTTGGCAGGGTTACGTCCTCCGACGACGCGGGAAGGAGGGTGGATTTCTCCATTTCCGGAGTGCGGAGCTCGCGATTGAACATCGCTTCCGCCATCTGAACGTAAGTGGGGATTCGGCTGTCGAGATCGTCGCGGTCCAACCAATCGGCGACGACGGCCTTGAGCGTCGGCAGATCGGGGATCGCGGAGGCAGAGGAGACGGCAATCGAGATCGACATGGCCTATCTCCTCACAAGATCACGTCGCGGCATTTTAAATATCTGTAATCACTCGAATTGAGCAGCTTCTTCACTGCATCACTGTGCGCGGGGTTCCAGGCGTTAACCCCATGCTCCACTAACCACGTGTACATCACCCCCACGGGTATCTCGGCAACCTTGTGCATCGGTCCCATGCGCGTTCCGGCATTGTCGTTCTGCGCCCGCTTGTTGCGGTCCAGAATGGCCTCGATGCTCTTGGCGCTCTGCTCATAGCGAACCAGCACCCCGTCCGGATCGTCGGGATGGTCGCCGATGTATTTGCGAAGCCCCGTGTCGGGACAGTAATCCAGCAATTCCCAGTTAGACATAGTCCCGCCTTGGCGGGCCATGCCGCCTAGATGTGTGTCCAGTTCCGATGGTTGCGGATTTGCCAGATCGTCCTTCGGTTCACCCCGTATTGCGCGGCCAACCTCTGCCCTGACCCGTAGACGGCGGGCTCGGCGCGAATTGCCAAAACGTCAGCCTCAGTCAGCTTTGCGCTTCCTGACAACTCTCCGCGTCGGCTATATTCGCGTCTGTTGTTGTTCTGCTGAAAGCGATCCGCCCAGCGACAGTTGCCGGGCTCATAATCCCCGTTGTTGTCTATCCGATCGAGCGTCAGAGACGGATCATCGGGCAGGCCCATGTCCGCCAAGAAGTTCTCGAACCTCGTCCAGCGCTCGCAAACCTTGATGCCGCGCCCACCGTAGTTCTTATATGCTGGACAGGTCTCGCTGCGGCAGCGGCTGAGCATCCCAGCCCAACGATTATAGACCGATTTTTCCAGCTTATTCGCAAAGCTTTTGGGCATGGTTTGTTCTACCATGTTCCCGTTTGGTTCGCAAGGAAGAAAGGGGCCAGGTTTCCCCAGCCCCCTCCCCTGTTACTCAGCCGTCAGTTAGACAGGCTGAACGTCGCGAATCGCGCCGCTCGCGGCCTCGTTGCGGCACACAAGCGTGGACTCGCAGTGGATCGCCTTGCGGGTGGCAAGGCCGGTCTTCGCGAGGTCCATCACCTGCACCGGAACGAGGTCGGCAATCGCCCAATACTCGGGATCGATCAGCAGCACGTCACGAGCCGACGTGAAGCGCGACGGAACGAGCTGAACCCGTCCGGCGTCACCGTCATAGACCTCGGCACCGGCAACAATCGTCGCCGCGCTCGACGTGACCATGTGGCGCTGGGCCGCAATGCCGGTGAAGGCGGATGCGGTGCGCTTGAGGGCCATCGACATGAGCGCGAGCGTCGGATTGCCGCCCGAAGCCCAGACGTTCGCCATCTGGTCGGCGAGCAGCGTCTCGGTGAAGTTGCGAAGGTCGCCGTTCACCGCAGCCACGCTGACATGACCCGAAGTGCCGCCGCCCGAATAGGTCGGGGACGCACCCGTGGTCGCGCCGAAGCTGTCGTTGGTGACGATGAAACCCAGCGCACCGGCCGACTCGCCCTCGGTGCCCGACGCAGGCGGAACCGCAGCATAATTGCCGCAGAAACGCTTTTCGCGATCGGTCATCAGCTCGCGTCCCGCCTTCATGATTTCGCGGGCAAGCTCGCTCTGGCGGCCGGCGGTTTTGCTGGCCTCCATCGTGGTCGAGGAACCGACAACCTTGGTCATGATCTGGGTGTAGTTGCCCTGGCGAACCGTGTTCGGACGGCTCTCGTTGTCAAGGTCGGCACCCTGGAGCTGCTTGTTGTCGGCATTGGCGGCGGACAGCGAGTCCGTCTGCCATTCGTGGAAGACCTGGCTTGCGGATTCGCTGCCGATTGCCTTTTGGAAAGGCGTATCGTCAGGGAACAGCTCGCCGATCTTGTCGCTCAGGTCTTCGCGGACGCCAACGCGCGCGACGGCCTGAATGGTATTGGTAGGAACAGCCATTGAAATTTCCTTCTGGCCCCCGAGGGGGCACTGGGACTCGACGCCTCACGGCGTGGAATCGGGTGAAACCGGCTACAGTTGGCCGGTCGATTGGAGATAGGCGGCGAACGCTTCATCGCGGGCACGGCCCTTGGACGATTTCGTTGCCTCCCATGCGGCTTGTGCTCGGGCTTTTCGGGTCTGCTCCGCGCCTTGGGGAACGCCGGGGGTGGCTACTTTCGGTAGTCCCTTGGCGGCCCGAACCTTCTCCATCTTCTTTGCCTGGAGGGCGTCGTATTTGTCGGCCTTGGCCTTCAAATCGGCGACCTTGCGCATTGCGATGATGTCGGTTGCGCGCGCTTCCGCGATCAGCTCCGGCGGATAGCCCAACTCCCTGGCGACTGCCGACAGCTCTTGCTGGAGCTTCGGACCCGTCGTGGGGTCAAGATATTCCGGAAAATGCTCTGCGATGACCTTGACTTGCTCTTGATGAGCGGCCTGTGCGGCCAGATGCTCACGCTGCTGGGCCTGCTGGGCAAATTCATGGCTTCGCTGCTGCAGCTCGCGCTGCTGGGCAACCTTGGCCTCGTAGTCTGCCTGCATGGCGTAGAATGCCTGCGGGTCATGCTGGAGCATCGCCGGGTTGGGGCGTTGCGGAGCAAGCTGCTCGGCATATTGGGAAAGCTGCCTGGATACGTCGGCTTCGTAGGCCGCAAGCTGCTGAACAGCCTGCTGCTCGACTTCCTGCCGCGCCCTTGCTGCTTCCTGCGCCTTGGAATGGAAGCCCTTCTCAAGCTCGCCGACGCGCTTGGCGAAGATTTCCTGCCCTTCGCGCGGTAGGCTCTTGAAGATTTCCTTGTCTTCGGCACTCAACGATACTGGAGGATCGATGGGCGGAAGGCCATCGTCTTCCGCTTCGATTTCCAGATCGTCTTCGGCTTCTTCGGTCGCTTCCGGCTCTTCGCCGTCTTCGCCTTCTGCCGGTTGTTTCTCTTCCTCGCCAAGCATCTCGGCGGCGATTGCTTCGAATGCGTCTGCCGGGTTGCTGTCAGCGGGATTGCCGACCTCTCC